CAGTGCAATACCTTCAAGGATCCTCTGTTCAATTGCAGGAGTAGGATATTGCTGCTCAAAGGTCACTGGGAATCGTTCCAGAAATGCCTCATTGAGGACGTTGGTGCCGATAAAACGACCATCATCAGAACCCTTACCCTTGGTATTTGCTGTTGCGAATACGTTGAATCCTTTAGATGGTTTGATGAATTTACCAATCTTCTTCAGGAACACACCCTTACCTTCAAGGATGGACTGAAGACACAGGATTTTATTACTAGCAAGGTCAATTTCATCAAGTAGCAAGATAGCTCCTCTCTGAAGTGCTTCAATGACAGGTCCGTTATGCCAAACAGTTGCACCATCCACAAGACGAAATCCACCAATAAGATCGTCTTCATCAGTTTCAATAGTGATATTCACGCGGATAAGTTCTCGACCCAACTGAGCACACGCTTGCTCAATCGAGAACGTTTTACCATTTCCAGAAAGTCCCGTGAGAAACGTAGGATAGAATAGATCGGACTTAATAATTTTTTTAATATCAGTGAAGTTACCAAAGCTGACGAAGGTATCATCTTTCTGTGGGATAAGATTTTGCTCGATGGAGGGAAAGGCGGCAGGTGCCTGATAATTTTTTTCGATCTGTTCTACCTTTTCTTGAGTGACTTCAAGATTCCATTTACCACGACCGATTTTATACTCTTCAAGTTTTTTAGTAATGGTTTGATAATTTCCACCATTCATTGCACACCAGGCACGAATATCACCACTTGTAATTGAATCTCCATAGAGACCCTGTAGGGAAGTGCGGATGTAATCGGAGGACAAAGGCATGATGTAGGGGTGTTTGTTTCAACTGAAGTCATTATAAGGCAAAATGGATCAAAATCAAAGGCAGAATGGACGGTTTAGAGACTGTCCAATACCTCATTAATTTCACTGATTAATCTTGATTTACTATGTCTCTTATCAAGTTCCACTCCCAGTTCTCTACCATATTCTTCAAGTTCATTTTTGGTCATTTTTTCCAAAGGACTTGCTTCAGTAAGGACTTCCTCTTCAGGAGTCACAAGAACCTCTTCCACTAAAGGTGCAGGAGTAGGTTCTGGTGTGGAAACAGGTGATTTTTTACCACTCAACAAATCTCCAAATTTAGACATTTTTTTTACCTATTACTATAAAAATATTTATTATGCAATGAGTTCCACAAACTCTCCAAGAATTTTTTTATTCATTTTCTTGGACTTTAAACTTTTTACAAATGCGTTTTTGATTTGAGATTTGGTAGCAGAATCATCAACAGAAAAATCAGAATTATTAGAAATAGATGTAGATGAAATACCAAAATATTTGTGATACCCAACATTAGTCAAAGAAATTGATTTTTCCTTTTTCCAAGTTTTAATAAGTTCTTGTCTCTCAGAGTAATTCGAGTGTTCAATGAAAGATCCAATTTCTCTGGGAGGAAGAATACGAATGCCAATAAAGTTCACATCAGTTAATCGATCACGAAGGTTGTTAAGTAAAACAGATGTGAAGTTAGAATAATGATCATATGTTTTATTCAACTTATAAGTATTTCCCGTCTTGCGATCACGAAGAAAAGAATTTTCGGACGGCCACATTTCACAGATTCTACTATCATCTTCCCAAGGACGTTGAATTTCTTTATAAACTTTTAGGGGTGCTCCCTCACCATCAGTCAAAATGACACACTGAACTTTCTGAAGTTTATTTTCTTTTTTAAACTTGGGCAAAATTTCATGCAAACACATGAGACTTTCATTCAGAGGAGTTCCCGACAAACCCATACCAAGTGGAATCGAATATTCTTGATAAGTTCTAAAAGAATGAACAATACGAAAAATAGTTTTCATTTGTTTTTCAAGTTCTTTAGAATTTGTCTTACTGTTAAGAATATTCATCAAAGAAAACATTCTACCTATGGAAAATACACCAAGACGATGTTCTGAACATGACTTTGGATCATCATTATACTTTTGATTCGGATAGTCATTTGTAAAAGCAAAAACATCAAAGGGAATGTTTGTTTTTTTACAAAACCAAATAAGATTGAAGAGTTGCTTGACGGTATCGAGCATTATATCAGCCATAGATCCAGACCAGTCTAAAATAAATACGAGTCCATGATTTTTGCCGTCAGGAATTATCGAGACCTTTTTGAACAGATCTTCATTGTATCGATAAGTATGTAGTTTGCCTGTATCAAGAATTCCAGTCCTACTAGTAGTAGCGCGAGAGTAAGAGTCTGCAGACTTACGGCACTCGAACTCTTTGACGAGGTAGTTGACCTCTTTCTGTGCGGATCGTTTGAATTCATTGTACTTTACATCTACCCATTCAAAAGTTTTAGAATCTGTTTCAATCCAAGCATCATCACAATTTTTATGAATTTCCTCATTGGGAATAATAATATTATCAATATTTACTATAGGAAGTTCATAATATGCAGTTTCTCGACCATTTTCATCAATCAAATCTTTCAAAGATTCCTCAAAATTATCCATAGTCTTGGTTTTAGGTTCTTCATCACTTTCAATATCATTACTACCATCACCATAAGAATTATTCACTTCAGATTTTTCAGAACCATCTTTTTCTGATTGATTCTCTGGATCAGAATGTCCCATCTGTTGCTCAGATTGTTTATCGGAAGTATCTTCACTTTGACCCTCCTGCTCATTTTGATTTTGAGAAATATTTGCCTCTTGTTTCTCCTGCTGTTCTTTTTTACAAAATTTATAGAGAACTTCTGCAGATAAAAGAACATCTTCAAAAGTTTCACATTCATCAATCATACGAACAATAGGCATCTCATCATGTTCTTGAAAAGAAATATCACAAAAGCTACCAATTTTAAAATAGAGGTTTACACGATCCGCAAGATTCATCTTGGAAACGTCTTCATTTTCAAGACAGAAAAAATCTTCTTCGGCAAGTTCTTTATATCCACGATAGAAGGTCTTACTGATACCGGCATAACGACGTTTCATCAATTTTTCGATGCGAACGTCTTCGACAATATTGACAAATTGTGGTGGAATCTTACGGTCCTTAATCCAATTTTCATCGGGAGTATAAAGGGCATGTCCAACTTCATGTCCGACAAGCATATCGTATACTTCATTACTCGCTTTCTCCCACATAGGAAGAGTCAGAACTCGTGTCTGAACATTAAAGCAGGCAGTCTCTACTTTCCTGTGCTCAACCATAAGGTCTTCCGTAGCAAGAAGTTTGGCAAGTTGTGACTTGATTTCGTGAGAGACTGTCATCGATTCGTTTCAGATGAATCCAATATACGACGAAACCTCCCGTTTAGGGGAGGTCATGTGACGGTTTTTCAACTGTCTAAGAGATTCTTTTCTGGATCGTAAACGACCCTTACAAGTCCCTCTACCTTTTTTATCTTTACCAGAATTGTGTTGCCAATTTGGTGTCTTCATTTTATCAGACCATTGTCTTTCATATAATGTAGCACATCTTTCAACCCACCGATGTGTTTAAATCCCACATTAACTTGTGGATATTCTGCTTCTTCACCAAATTCGGAAACAAAACCTCTCTGTGAAAAATGTTGATTTAATTTATATACAGATATTTGAAAGTTAAGTTTTTCCAATAACGTCTTAGCACGTTCACATTCTTGATTTCCGTTAGAATAGATTACTGCTTCCATTACTTTTCCTTCTCATTTAAAATTATTTATTTTAACCTCTAATCATAGGTGCAATTTTTCCGGACATATCATGCCCAAAAAAACACAGAGTTAATCTTTCCTTTGTTCCGTATGTCGGAACACCATGAGGTGTTCTTGCATCAATAAAAACCAATCTATTGTATACGTTTTCAACCTTAACGGTTTCGATATATTGATCATTTTGTGAATCAAATGAATCATAATATTGTTCATCTTCTTCAGGAGTAAGTTTATTTCTATACAATTTTTCCTTCCATTTCATTTCCTTACAGTAAGAGTATCCATTTTTTTGTCGATACATAGAAGTTCCTGTATCAGGTTCTGGATTCTTATTCAAGTATATGATTCCTCCAAAAAGACACTTAACATCTGTATGAATCCATCCTCGATTTTTTTTATCATATTGATCACTATGAAATGGTTGTGTTCTTTGAAAATTTAATGAAGTACTCCAAGTTTTTGGTTCGGATTCATAAAAAATATGATATATTTTACTACAAAAATAATTAAAAAAATCATTATAATCTTTATGAAGTCCGTCAGTTCTTTCTCCAGGCCATCTACCATCACTAGGATTCCATTTCAATTGCTTTGATAATTCTACTGCAGCATCTGGATCATCTAAAAAATTATCTATAATGGTGTAATTAGGATACATGTAATTTGTCATTTTTTTAAATTTTAATTGAAAAACCTTTAACTTTATCGAACTTTACAACATTTGCAAACTTATCTTCCAATCCAATTTTATGAGAAATTACAAATACATTAGCATCTTTAATTACATACTTAATGATCTTAAGAAACTCTTCTGTACCAAATCCATCCAATGATGAATCAAATACTTCATCCATAATCAAAAGATTTGTATTAACGGAGTTTTTAACTCTTGCAACTTCTCTCCATGTGAATAGAAGTGCAAGATCAATTCTCATTTTTTCACCTTCACTAAAAGAAGAGTATGAAAA